TGATGATCAGGATTTACTGGTTGAAAAGGTAATCGTCTGGTATTTGGCAGATTATCAGCTACGCGCTCAGATAGAAGCAGGCTGGGTGCAGTTTGAAAAGGATTTGGCTGCATACGTGCCAGCGGTAATTGTTGAAGCGCCCAAGGCTGATGTAGTGATTGAATTGCCAGCTCTATACATTCAGGCGCATGGTGAGATCACGACTAGCAATATACTCGAATTTAGCGAAGCGATTAACAGTAGATTAGCAGCAGTCCGTGCGATCCCACTTATTACTGACCAAGATTTTAGTTATGCCGAAGCAATGGCAAAGTATTTCCGCGAAACATGTGACAAGTTGAAGCTGGCAAAAGCTCATATGCTGGAACAGACAGTTACCATCGGTGAAGCTGCCCGTATGATAGACGCATGGCACGAAGATTTGCGCGTGACAGCTTTGAAGCTGGAAAAAGATGTGACCGCAGAAAAAGAATCTAAGAAGCTGGCTATTATCAGCGCTGCAAAATCTGAATATGCCGACTACATCAACATGTTGGAAAATGAAATTAAGCCCATACGATTAAACTTGTCATCACCCGATTTTGCTGGCGCAATGAAAGGCAAGCGCCTGCTGTCGGCATGGCATGATGCGGTCAGCGCAGCGCTAGCTAACGCAAAAGTAGAAGCCTACATGCAGGCACTGGATTATCGAGGAAAGCTCGACTCAATGTGCACTGTTGACGAGTATAAATTCCTGTTCTTAGATCTGCAGCAGATCATCGTCAATCCGCGTGATTATTTTGATTTGTTGGTGACATCTCGTATCGATGCGTACAAATCCGCAGAATCCGCCAAGAAAGAAGCCGAACGCAAAGCTATGCAAGCCGAAGAAGAAGCCAAAGCAAAAGCTAAGGTCGAATCAGATAATCAGGCTGTTATTGCTGCACAAGTTAAGGTTCAACTGGATGCGCAGCAAGCCGCTTTGCGTGAATCTGAACGGATTGCACACAATGCTGACATCGAGCAGCAGCTGATTGAATCAATCGGAAAGCCAGTAATTGTCGAGGCGCAAAAGTCTGCTGTCATTGCGCATCAGGATGAGATCAGGGCATTTTTTGACCACTACGATACACCTGAAGACAAACGGCAGATGATCCGACCCTATCTCGTTGAGTTCATCAAATTCAAAGCGAACCAAGCACTAAAACAAGCCGCGTAGCCTGTACAGCCCCAGCCAGCGGTGGGTTAAAACACTGGCAGCCCGTGATGGTTCACATCTCTAAGTACGTCCTTTAACTAGGCGCGGGTGGACTGCTGGAAAGACAGCATTAATTAAACACCTAACTTTAAGGAGAAAGCTATGCAACGACGCAGTCAACTACGAAGCCCTACACGCAGAATGCGTCATCAACGCACAGAAAGCCTAATGTGAGTACACCAGGACTAAGAATGAGATGGATGGGTGGACGCTATGAGTGAAATTAAGCGGTATATTTTTTTAACACACATTGGGCTTTGCTCAAGGTCAGAAAAGTCGCAGATAATTCCAGACGACCTATGCAAGTATGCTGATGTAGCCCCAATCATCCAGCGCAACAAAGAGCTTGAATCAGAGCTTGCGCGGCTACGTTAGCAGGAGCCAGTTTGGTGGACTCATGTTGAGAATGGTCTCGATGTATTTGTAAATATGCCATTCGGTCTCGATGAAGTAGCTCTCTACGCCGAACCGAAGCCAGCACAGATACCAGATTATGTCGCAAAGCGTATGCACTATCCAGAGTGTTGGGATATTTCTGCATATCCGACAGTATTAAGCGCGTTAATTGAATCTTCGCAAGGATGCACTGATTGCAATCCGTCAGTGCAGATACCTGATGATCTAGTTGAATGGGCTAATGGTAAAGCTATAAAACAACAAGCAGGGCAAGAGTATAACTATGAATCAGCCCGTGCTTTCGTCAAATCACAACTTGAAAAAATGAAAGGTAGATCATGAGTATTGGATTTGACAGTATGGATTTCGTACCAAGGTCGGCGTCTAGGACAGCATTGTTTGAGGCATTTGCAAATAAATTAAGCGACGAGCAGTGTCAAGTAGATATAGTGCAACATGCCGAAGGTGAGGTAAAGACTTTATCTGACGGCACGAAGTATAAAATAACCCATCGTGGATGGGTAAAAATGAAAGTCGATAAATGACCAAGATAGATGAAATTATGCAGCAGTACCGCTTATGTGGTGACTTGAGAATAGACCCATTCAGCGTTGTTTCTGGAAAGTTAGATGGTGCTGAAGCCAAACTCCGCGCAATGATTGAGGATGCGCTAAAAGCTCCTGCTGGCTGGAAGCTTGTTCCTGTTGAGCCTACGGATGAGATGTTAGATGCTGCATGTATATCACAGGCTGGATATATCGATACAACATTCAAAGAATGGGCAGACAAACATTCCAATGGAATTGTAGAGCGAATCCGCAACTACTTATCTGGCGACTACAAAGCTATGCTATCCGCAGCACCAGAATATGAGGAATAAATCATGAAAGTAAAAATGACTATTGACGAGGCATTAGAATATGCAGATGAGTGGGTGCAATGAATGACATTCCATGAAGAATCGCAAGGCTGGCGCGTAGTGTGCGCGATACTTGCCGATGAGGTTAGACGGCTACGCGATGCAAACGTAGATGAGCATGGCGTATGCGTTCACCAGGCTATGGATGGGCGTGTAGAGTATGAAACAGGTGAAAGGAAGAAAGGATATAAATAATGATTGATATTGAAAATTTATTACCCTGCCCCTTTTGTGGTTCAGGAATTATGCAAATTGTTGAAAATGGAAAGGTTTGGACTGGCAATAAATACAGCGAAGCTACAAGTGTCAGTGTTATTCATCATTGCCCTACCATACCAGGTCAACCACATCGCATGATAGAGCGTGTTGGACGCGATATAGAAAGCGTAGTTAGAGCTTGGAATATGCGAGTGCGTCCGCAGATTATAAATATAGAAAGCCTAACATGAGCACACCCATCCCAGTCGCATTTGCAGTATTCGCAGACAACGGCAACATCCGTATCTGGTCAACTTCACCCGATGACATCAACGATGAAATAGGGGAAATCATCCCGCTATATGCACAACCCAAACAAACAGAACAATACACCCACGCCAAACGCCCCTACATGGCACATGCTATCCAATACAACGGCAACGCAGAAACCATCATGCAGCTAGTTCCCAGCCTGCGCCTGGACTGGGTAGGCGGTGAAATAAACGCCCGCATCGGCGACAATATCCGCCATCTAAAACACGGTGACTGGGTAGTCAAGGGCGAAAATGGCAACGTAAAAATATACGACAACGCCACTTTTAACATTAAATATGAGGCAACAGCAATGAGCAGAATAGATATCATCGGACAGAACGGCAATAACGGAGAACACTACAGTGCATTGGACAAGCAAGTCGGCGGCGACCATTACAAAAAGCTAGGTGCTTACCAACCGTGGGAAGTGCTGCGGCATTGGTTGACCGAAGAAGAGTACAGAGGATATATGAAGGGTACAGCAATCGCATACCTGGCACGCGAAGCCGACAAGGGAAAAGATGTCGACATTGAAAAAGCCGCACACACTTTAGACGGATTAGTCGAACAACTAAAGACTGCACGGCCATGATACTCACTGCTGAAGAGTTGATAGAGCTGACAGGGCGCAGACGGGCGCCAGCGCAAGCACAGGTGCTACGCTTCATGGGCATCGAGTGTCGCCCACGTCCAGACGGTAAACTGGTCGTACTGCGCGCCCACGTCAACGAAGTTCTGGGCATCACGCAGACATCAAGCCGCACGAAACAGTCTGAACCAAACTGGGAAGCAGCGAGGTAAGCATTATGCCGCCTAAACGCAAAGCCGAAAATAAAGGACTACCCGCCCGCTGGACGTTGCAGCACGGTGCGTATTACTATCGTGTTCCACCAGGGCTTGAAGCGTTCTGGGATGGTAAGCAAATGTACCGATTGGGAAAGACTCTACCCGAAGCATATAAATCGTGGGCTAGTAGGCTGGACGCAAACGATAAGGCAAACACCGTCGGGCAACTGCTAGACCGCTACGCTCTAGAAGTTGTGCCCACTAAGGCAGCGAGTACAAGGGCTAGTAATCTGCTTTATATCAAGCAACTGCGCGCCGTATTTGGTGAAATGCCACTCGAATCGATCAAGCCTAAACACGTTTATAAGTATGTGGATTCGCGGAGTGCCAAAGTGTCCGCACACCGCGAGGTGGAAGTGTTATCCCACGCGTATACCAAAGCAGTGCAGTGGGGATATATTGATCGTCACCCATTCAAGGGTGAGGTAAGGTTAGAAGGGGAGAAGCCGCGCACTCGATACGTTGAGGACTGGGAACTTTTGGAGGCGCTATCACTTCCATCGCCTAAATTGAAAAGCAGCATAGAGATCATCCAGGCTTACCTGAAATTGAAGCTACTGACAGGATTGCGTAGAAGTGATCTGCTACAGCTTACAGTTGCAGATTTGCAGGAGGATGGCATCCATGTAACGCCAAGCAAGACCGCCAACAGCAGTGGCGCGCGCATCATTATTCAGTGGTCGGATGAACTACGCACAGCAATAGCGGAAGTGAAGCGGGTGCGCCCTGTATTATCGCCGTATTTATTTTGTACCCGGCGAGCAGAGTGCTACGTTAAAGAAGATGGCAAAGCGAACGGCTGGGATAGTATCTGGCAACGATTCATGGACAAGTTGCTAACAGATACGAAACTGACGCAGCGTTTTACGGAGCATGATATTAGAGCTAAGTGCGCCAGCGATGCACTGACGTTAGCACACGCGCAGCAGCTACTATCCCACGCGGACAGCAGAACAACACAGCGCATTTATCGTCGTAAGCCGGAGATGGTGAAGCCATTACGATAGGCGTAAAAAATGCCGCTTAATGATACAAGCGGCATTTATGATACAGCATCCAGTTTTGAAACCACTGAAAGCCTTGTATAGTGGTGCGCCCGAAGAGATTCGAACTCCTGACCACTCGGTTCGTAGCCAGTCTAAATAACCAATTGATTTCTTATTGCAATCAATGGGTTATGCTTTAAATTTTGTATCATTAATACTAAAAATACACAGCGTTAAGTGCTTGATTATTAAGCTTGCATAATTCCGTTATGATACGGATTTTAGCCGATATTGTTAGTCGGTATGTTTGGATCCGCCTGCATCTTTCCACGGAAGTACGAAGCTATTCCCAGAACTGGTGCCATAGTGGCCATGACTGCAGCTTCGGATCCAATCAGTGCGGGCAATTGACCAAGAACTTCAGGCTTTACCCCGAAGAACATCACACCGATATAACTAATCGCTGCTGTAACGCCAGCCGTCATGCCAAGTAAGCCAAAACAGAAGCCAATGAACGGACGCCAGGAATAAGTCGGCCAGTGTTCGCTGGCCGTTTCAGCTTGCATGGTTTTATTTATATCAGTTACTGACTGTGCTGATGCGGCGATTTGTGCCTTGGCCTGATCTGCTGCCAGTTCAGATAGCTTAATCTTCTGATCCGCTTCTATCTGTGCCAGCTTAACAGCCGCGTCAGGATTAGTTTGCATCGCTTGGCTAACTGCGTCTGGCGTATTGTTAGTGCCAAGAGTAGATGCAACAAGCGCACCGATAGCAGCACCAGCAGGACCGCCAAGCAGAGTGCCAAGCAGCGGGGCAGCTTTGCCAACTGTATTAGCTATATCTTTCCATTCCATTATGCAGCCCCTTTTATTAAGTTGTTTGCAATACGCCGCGCCCATCCTTTGCTAAACGTAGGCCATGTAGATAACTGAGTCATGAAATTAAGTCTGTTTGCATTGAATAGCAATAAAAGTTTAAGCGGGTCCATAGCCTGCGCAGCAGCGAGGGTTATGCTGCCAAATATGCCATCATCTGATACCCCAAGCGCACGCTGTAACCAGCGCACTGCCTGCGATAATCCGCTATTTACAGCCGCGTCGAAAAGCTGGAAAGCAACAGGATAGGAAAGGGTATCAAATGCACTTAGCCAGTATGCCTGCGCATAGATTGTCTTGGCATAGCTCATCGTCATATCCTGCATAGCGCCTGTGTACCCGTTTGCACGTGCAACTGCTACGGTGATACCCCAGTTGGTTTCTCCGCCTGGGTCGTTGGGATTGTTTGAGTAGCCGCCCTCATTACCGATTAAATCTGTAAACGCTTTATCAAAATTGCTCATGGTTTATCCACTTTCGCATCGAGCTTGTCCTCAATTCTATCCAGCTTGGTGAAGATTGCATTGCTCAAGCTCTTGAAATCGTCACGTGTTGCATACTCGCCTGCTACCAGCACCTGGATAGCAGTGACCTTATCCGTTAGATCCTTATCAGCCTTTTGCAAATCCTTTAGTGCTTCCCACATGGCTTTCATCCACCACCCGCCAAGCGCGCCTGTTACTGCTATTACGTAGTTAAAAAGCTGCTGCTGATCCATTATGATTATTCCTTTATTTGATACTATCTTCGCAATGATTCGGTTGTAGCCAGTTAAGTAGCCTACATAAGTAACATCCGTAGCGATTACCTACCAGGCTCGCTTTGTAAGCACGTGCACTGACTGTTTCGCCATCGTCGCCACCCGTTGCCGAATTAGCCAGAATGTCATAAGCAACGATGATCTTCCATGCTCTCGTGCCTGACGGTGAAAACAGGATTGCTGGTATCAGCCACAATATAGAAATCGCAACACCAGCTAAACCTATCATTGAAAGCGCAATTAAAAGTAGGCGCTGTTTCATGAGTTAGCCATGTGCCTGAATATCACGAAGCAAGTTCCTGCTATAGCGCCGCGCAAAAACTCCATGTATTCCCAATCTGATTTTAACCACTGACGTGCAATCAAGACAGAAGTGGGTAATGCAAGCATGTATGAGGGGATTGCCCATATCAAGCTGCGGTCAAAGTAACTAAGCAAAGCAACAGGTAATCCCCACATAAATCCCCTGAAAAAAGCAGCTAACAAAGCCGACTGCTTCAGCCATCCGAACTGCCACCATTCAAGCTGCGCAGTATTCATCGGTAGATTGTTTATCAACGCACCCAAAGGCTCTGACAAACCGCTTGATGCGCCAGCAACTAGCATTAGCCCAATAGGAAGTGTGAGCCAATCCCATCCGTGACCAGTAAGTGCCGCAAACGTCCACCCAAGCACGATATACGAGCTAAACCGATGATTGAGTTCTAAGTGAACAGGCTGGAAAGCATCGCCACGGATTCTGTCAGCAACAGCCATCATTAAGATTAAATAGTAAGTCATCAGAACCCATCTGGAACTGCTGGCAAAGTTAAGATATATGCTGCTGGACTATCTGGAATAGGCATCGTTCCTGCCTGAATTGCTGCCAAATCTGTGTAGCATTGAAGCCATACACTAGAACGCCAAGGCACAAAAGCTTGTGCATCTGATGCAAATGGTTGATGTGGATCATTGAAGTAACTAGCGCAGCTTACATCATCACGATAACCTTTCTTCTGTGCGATGCTGACAATGTATTCTTGCACTGCTTTATTATAAGTAGACTCTGTTTGTGCAAATATTTCTGCTGCTGTAGGAGGTGAAACTGGTGGAGGTGTATATGGCGTTACGTCTTTAGGCCAGCTTGGCAATGCTAAAGCTGCACCATCCATGTCGTCATGTACTTGATTGTTACTATCTATCCATAGTGCCATTTTGTTTTCCTTTTAATACATTTCTTGTACGGTTGGAGTAGCTCCAGTAAATATATACGATCCTCCAGGTGGAATTATGTAAGAAATAGTCTGAACAGCACTTCCACTGGTACCGCCACCATATTGTATCGTGCCAGTTGCATTTATGTTTAAGTATGAATTGACTCCTGACGCGGTATAAGCTATACCAAATATGGGTTTTGAGTTTGATGGATTATAGTAAGTTGTACCCGCCGTTCTCGTTACTACGTGATAAGTCTGCCCATAACCTAGACTACTCATTCCAGCCACAGCCTCACCAATCCCAACTGGCTGCACCAGCGTAGGGCTAGACCAACCAGTACCGCTAGTCCATGTAGCATCTACACGCCCGACAATTCGATACTGTGATGCTGTAGTAATTGCGCTTGTTGAGTACCATACGTTTGCGGCGGTCGAGCCTGAGCCAATCGCAGTTGTGGTAATTAAGTTGGTTTCGTCAAGTTGTAATCCGCCAGATATATTACAAACAGCTAATTGTGGATTACCTGCATTGTAAACAATTGCATAAATTAGAGATGTAGCAACTGCTGTTGTTGCACCTAATGACGAAGCGGTACTGTTCATTGCAAGCGTTAATGTGCTAGTTACGTTGCACTCAACAGGAGTACCATTAGTCAGTACGGCATTACGAAAATCTACTTTACAAGTGCCCAGCGATGCAGATATTAGATTTGATGCAGTTGATGCAATTAAGTTTGGCATTGAGCTGGAGTATCTTGTATTAGCATAGGATTGTGTAATACTGTTAGCAAGGACAAATGCCGTAGTCGCAATCGCTGTGCTGTTATCACCAGCAATTTGCGTTGTCGCTGTGGCTGATCCTAACGTAGGGGAAGCAAGCGAAGTTATGTCAGTATTTGCACCTGAAGCTGCAGCACCTAACCCGACCCTCGCGGCTGCCGTTGTTGCAGCGGATACAATCGGGGCCATTGCCGAGGATACCGCCGCCGAAGCCACACCAGCGTAATTGATGATAGACGCGCCCAGCGCGTCCCACCCAAGCAGGTTGTTTGCGACTGGAGGTGGTAATGCTGTAGATGCTTCGCTTGAGATTGCAACAGTTAAAGCTCTGCTGGTTTTTTCAGCGACTTGCTGAACTAATATCGTGAGACGATCAAATACATCACTGATAACTTGCGGATAGAATCCGCCGCCGTTCGTCAGTACCACGGCTTGCAGATTTTGCACCGCACTGGTTAGCGTTATCAGGTATCCAGCGGCAGGCGCAACGGTCATGTTCACCGTTCCACCAGGGTTAGAATCCTGATCACTGTTGAGTGTAACCGTGTAATCAACACCTAATACCAGAGTTGTTTCCACAGCATACAAATCAGTCTGCACAACGACTACATCTGATGTTGCAAACACCTTGAATGAAAAAGGGAACGCAGTCGTAACTGCATTACCTGTATATGGGCCTGACTTTCTTGATGTGCTTGATATGGTCAAGGTTGCGCTCCTTGTAAGATGCTCTGATTATCTAGGCATACCAACAAGGTACGTGCACCATCTAGCCGTGACCTTTCATGAGACCAGCGGCTACATCACCCGCATCTTGCGGGTTTTCTTTGCCTTGATTTACGTTATACAGATACTGAGCACTTGCGCCAGCTTGACCCAGTCCAGGGATATGCAAGCCCGTACCCAGTGCATCGGCAGTATCCCGTATGCCAGTTTTAACCTCATGCCCCTCATACACTTTATAGGCATCGGTTATTGGCTTGGTGACGGTGGATAGCCACGATTCAATGCCGTTTAATCCTGCACCACGATATCCCTCAATAAAGTTATAGGCATCGCGAACAAAAGGAACCATACCCGCCGCTTCACCCCCTAATGCCTGGGCAAACCAATGTCCAATATGATCCTTGTTCTTATCATCAGTAGGGCTACCATGCGTTAGTAATCCAGCCCATAGGGCAGGAACGATCAGTGCAGTAAAAGCGCGTGCTAGCGCTTCAGGCTTGCTATAGCCTGGCGTTTTAATCTGATCTATGAAGTTGGCTGCCTGACCGTAGGTATTATTCATAAAACCGTACAGCGTGGTAAACATCTTTATTCCCTCATGGCGGGAGTTCATTATGTTTGACCGCGCAGATTCTATATTTGTACCATGCGCTTCACGCACTATCTTGTTTGCATAGTGTATCGCATCAGCCTCAGACATAGGCTTACCAGTTCCGCCCTGGCTAACGGGTATGCCTTCAGCAATAGCGCGATCGTATGCAGCCCATGCAGTGGGCACTGCTGTCATCATATCCGACCATGCTACAGCGGCATGACCGAAGCGATGCGCTTTTGCCATCGGCGTTCAGGCTCAAACAGGCTTGATGACAGCTGGCGGTAATCACGATCTTGCTGCAATAGCCGTGCGCGAATCTCTGGGAATTTCTCTATTGCGCCCTTGATCTCATCCTTGTAATTGGTGCCTATGGCTGCGAACCGTTTAGCGAGATAATGCTGAGCGCCAGTAAAGTAACCCGATGTTTTGATTGCAGCCGAACCGCCGTGCTTCAATACAGTGGAAGCGCGGAAGGCTATGCCGTTGATAACGATACCTGTACGTGAGTAGGATAGAATGCGCTGGAAATCTGACAATGAGCGGTCGACCGCCTCAGAATTAGCGGTATTTCCCAGCCATTCGCGCATGGACTTATACGCTTCCAGACCATAGGACAGTTTGAATTGTCGGCGGAATTCAGGATGCTCAATAATCTTGTTTACATCAATAAGCGCCTCACGGTAGGCAAGGTCGTGGATAGTGTCATGCATTAACTTGGCATGATAGTGATAGTCAAGGTTCACCCGATCCGTATAGTTGTCAATACGTGCGTTCAGACTACCGTTAGTTGTCGTGCCTGATTTGAAATAGCCAGGACCAAACAAACCTGACTCAGGTGAAATAGCATCATTTGCTGCTTCACGCTCGCCGCGTCGAGAACGTAACGAATCGTATTTGATAGCAGCATAGCCGCCACGTATTTCACCGAACTTGGTTTTAATAGCACGCGCTTCAATCTTAGGCGGTACGGTATTACCGAGGCGCTTATTCATTTCAACGACGTCAGGCCAATGCTTTTCATACAGATCCCAAACTGTCTGCACAGCATTCCAATCCTTTTCCGTCATGTTATCGTGCAGGAAATTCCATACCTGCGTTGGGTTCCAGCCCCAGCCCTTAGTTAGCTTGTCAAAGTTGGATTCATTACCTACATGCAAAGCAATACCCAGCATCTTGCCGCGTGTAATTTGCATTAGCTTAGGCACGTTACCCGCTGCTGTTTTGTCAGGGTCAAGCAGGGTTTTATTTGGTACTGTATCCATCAGGCTATCTTGCCACTCACGGCCGAGTTCATCCGCCTTGGATTGGAAATCATCGGACAGGTTTTTGAGCATATCAACTTTGTGATAATTTGCATCTATCACACGTTCAAATACCTTACCAAACGGCCCCAATAGCTCGTGCCCGTCGTACTGGTTACGCTTGTACTCTTGCGGCTTCAAACCAGCTTTGATACCGCGCATCCAAGAGCCTAAGTGATCCAGTGCAATGCGGACTGGATTGTTGCTTCTATCTTCTGGCGTATCAACAATATCATCAACTGTGAACTTGTCTTCGCGCTCCCGCATCTTCGGGATCAGTTCGTTATTAACGAAATCGTTCAATGACATTTTCTTATTGTTGATCGTTACCATCTGGCGCTCACGCCCAATGTGCTCAATCGCCTTAATGGTATCTATCAAGCCACGGAATTCACCTACAGTTAAATCGGTATAGTGTCGTTTAACTGCAGGCTGCATAAGGTATTCAGGTATGTCAGGCGAGTAGCCAGCTGCAATCTGGGACTCTACCCACTGGCGAAGATTTTGCTGCGCACGGGTTGGTTTATCTGTTGGATTCTTACGCATGTCAAACTGGCCTAGCAAGCCGGTTATTTGCTCTCGGTCTTCGACTGCCATCTTATCCAGGGCAGCAGGGCGCATAACCCGCTTGGCGTACTCCTCACCCTTGCGCACATCCTCAGTTGCATCTGTTGCTGCACGCACCAGTTGGTTGTTCAGTAGCGCTGCCCGTTGCTCAACAGCTGCAGCGCGTGGATCCTTTGCAGCGGCTTTAATCGCGTTGCGGTTTGCACGTGCTTCTGCGATTGAATACATGCGCACGTTCAAATCCCGAATCTTCTTGTTTGCAATAGCGGACTCCGCAGCCTCCATAGCTGCCTGGGTGATCTGGCGAACAGGAACTGGCGACTTAGTAAGTATCTTCAAACCTGTAGCCATAAAACGCGCCCTTGCCTCGTTGTGTATTGCAGCCTCAGCTGCGCGTTCTATGCCTTGTGGCGTTGATAGTTCGCCGTGTTCTTCCAGCATACGCTGGTCAGTCATCCTATCTATCAATTCGCGTGGTTTATCAGCGTTAGCAATCGCGTGCAGCATTTCATCGCCAGAACTGAACCCGAACATTTCCGCCACCAGATCAGGATCCAGCGCACCATTGCGCGTCATGCGCAGAGATTCAATCTTAGCGGCAATATCTTTGCCTGCGATTGATGCAACGGCGGCAGTATCTAGTCGCCCGCCAATGCGGTACTGTAGATCAGCAACGTCCATACTATGCTGATCGCCATGCATAGAATCGTAATCCACGTTCGCAGAATACTCAGGCTCGCCCCTTAGTTCGTTGAAGAATTTATCTTCTAGCTCATGCAGATCAGCCTTACCATGCACGTCAAGTGTAAGGTATCCGTACTGAGCCAGCGATTCAAGCATTCCATCCAATGTGCGACCCTTGCCCTCGGCGCGTGCCACAGGCTTACCGAATAGTCCGCTCTCGATCTTCTCTTTTGGGTCGAAGCCCCATTCAGATACTAGCTGGCTTTTATCTATTCCGCCAAGTTTAGCAATAGCCAGAAACAGCGAATCCTTCGATGGATCAACTTCCTGATTTGGCTTGCCTTTCTGTGCGGGTTTTGCAGTTGCGGGTTTATCAGATGGGTCGGCTGGGTCCATGTTTTCCTTATTTGTAAGGAATTGCCATGCCTGGTAAACAGGCTGTTTCCACACTTCACCTGTAACCTTTTGGCGTATATCACGGCGCATACCAGCGGCCTGCTTTTGCACATCTTTTAACGCTCTGCTCTTTGCGCCTGATAGCCACTTCATATCACGCATCGACTTTACCTGCATTTCATCTACGGCTTTTTCAGTTGCTTCAGATGCAGTATGCTGGTAATCAGCCCATTGCTCAGGAGTCACGCCTGCATCTTCCGCCGATTTGTATATAGGCTCATACCCGCGCACCTGTTCAGCACGTTTGATAGATTCCTCGCTTGCCAGCATACGATCCATTACGCCTCTTACTTCGGGCGTGAGTTCCACATTTAGCGCCGTTAGGGATTTGTATACATTGAGCAGCCACGACTTGACGCGCGAGAATATTCCTTGCAGTTCTACGTTTGGCGCTTTGCCTTCCATTAGGTATGATTCAAAGCCACGCGCAAACTTTTCATGGTAGCTGCGTTTTTCCTCAAAATCTAGGTTGTGCCATGCTTCGATTGAGTCAACACCAAACCATTTAAGCAGTATTTCGGTGTCTTTCTTAACTAATTCAGGCGCATCATTTCGTCCAGCCATATCCATGTTTATATCCAGGAAATGGTGACCTAGCTCATGCAGGAAAGTAGATAGGTCGGCATCCTTTAACAGGGCAATAGTGCCTGTTTCTGGGTCGTATGCACCGCGGTTAACTTCCTTGTTCTGATAGTAATTCCTGATTATCCGTATCGCATTATCATCGAATACCACATAGTTGTGGTTTCCTTCGCCAGCACTTCGGCTTGACCCATCAAGATATTTGATACCAGCAATACCTAAACTGTTTAGGTACTTACTAGCAGCTTCGGCTGATCCAGTTGCCCTCTTAAGCGCATCGTAAATCATTGCACCGACCAGAGTGTCATCGCCGACTTGCTTTATGCTTATACCTCTTTCCGATTCGTGATCCTCTGCAAATTTACGTGCCTCTCTAAGCGCCGCCCGCACACTCTCAGGTTGTTCACTCAGCGGTTTATCCCACGATAGAAACTTATCGTCCTCTGGTATGTCAACCTCATATAGTTTCCCTTTTGACACCTCTTCAAACTTTGGAAGCTCTTCACCAGACTCCAGTATATCAATCTCTTTCCGCTGCTTTAATGCTAGATCATCTGCCCACTCTTTGCCGCGTGATTCTAAATCAGAAACGCTTCGTTTTAATCTATCAATTACATCTTGTTTTGTACTTCCATTTTCTTTTGCTTCATACATATAGAATGCCGCATTATGTGCAGGATTTTCATTATCAAAATCACCGCCATCTACCTTCAAATCAATATCAGATAATGATTTTCGATAATACTCTGCAACTTGTTTATTGCCTGCAAAATACAGCCCCCATCCATAGGCTTGATTTCCCTCCCCCTTACCAATGTGATCAAGGCTGAATTTATCGAACTTGTAAGGCGTGCCGTGGAATGCTGGCTGGTGCAGGATATTAGCATCGTGCGGGTTGAAGTGGCCTTTGTTACCTATGGCCGATTTGATTTGACTTGGGTCAAAAACCGCAAAATGAGTGGCAACATCGCTTTGCTTTCCATGCTCTTTATTAAAATGAGTATCATCAAGATTCTTGAAAATTACACCATCTTTTTTTCTACTCTTTGCGCTTTTAATAGTTGATGTCATTGATGATGTTAAATCCTCATATGTTCCTCCTTTAGCATTCTTTGTTACAGGGGATTTCAACGACAAATAAACAGGTATTACATGCCCATGATTAGGCTCATCCCAAACACCTGAAAAAATCTGCTCCTCTAGGCTTTCTAATTTGTCATAATCGCTTCTACTCTTAGCTGTATTAAGCAGTCTGTTATATTGCGCTTCAAGCTTTTGCTTAATAGGATCAGTCATCTTCTCAGATGCTGCCTGTGCATAAGATTCCGCTGTTTTAATGCCATCTGTAAACCAATGTGCAATAGCAGCCGATTCTGCACCTGTAAGGCTTCTTACGTCATTACTGAACTTGTTAAAATCTTGATTCGTGCCATGATAAACAACGATTGGCCTACCTTCGCTATCAACTACCTTGCTATCACCGAACCACTTCCAGAAGTTGCGTACACCTTCCTCAGTGGGATGGATAAGCTTGCCATCGCTATTTAGTACATGACGCTGTACACCGTCAACGTCAATATGCGTAGTACCTTCTGCAATCGGAGTTTTTGCTACTTCTTCACCATTAAAAGGATTTTCTGATTGGTCGTAACCGTTCACGCCCATGCGCTCAGCAACTACATTTAATGGATAGCGTTCAAGTAACTCACTTGGTTTCATGCCAAGCTGTTCAGCACGAGTAATGTAGTGAGCCTGGGCTATTGTTGCGTATATCTTGCTAACTTCTGACCTGAATCGCTTCGTAGCGTCAAGTTGCCCTAGTATCTTGTCATATACTGCTTTGCTTTCAGCTTCATTTTCTGTCTGTTCTACATGCTTATTGACAATATCCTGCGCGTGCGCGCGCAATTCTTCAATCTGATTTGCATTAAACTGATCCGCTTGAGTTTTAGTCATGCCATCTGGGTCAGTTTTTAGGTGCGGCAATATCGCAGCATCTAAAGGTGTTCCAGCGATATAGGTTGCATAGTCTGCCGTTGGTATTTTGATAGTACCGCTGGTTTCAATCCATTCGTGCATCTGACCAGCAACGTCAGGCATCTTTGCCATAATATCAATCGCATCTGCACCTGACTGGTGGAATACATTATTTAATGTATGTGCATCAATATATACGGCTGGGATAGGACCATTCGCGCTAGCATCCTCAACGAACTTGTGAAACTGATCTGGCGAGCGTTCACGCAGTGGGTTAGACGCCGCTTGCTGGCTTAGTGCGGATAATGTAGCGTGATCGTCTTGGGCTATATCTGCCTTGGCTGCATCATGCCACCATCCACCATCTGCACGCCCTGCACCACGCATTGAGAAGAAAGCATTAAGCCCGTAATTAAATACCGCTTGTCCTTTCTGCTCTGGTGTCAACGTATCCCAATCGCCTATATCCTGAAATGGTGTTTTATCTGATTGCGCATCTGTTGCTGCGGTTATAC